CAGCCCTTGAGCTTTTGAAGAATGGGCATGTTGATAAAATCATCTACATTCGTTCTGTAGTGGAGAGTTCTTCACGTTCAATTGGATTCCTTAAAGGTGACGAGAATGAAAAATTCTTACCTTATATTATGCCAATGTTGGATAAATTAAATGAAATTTTATCTAAAACAGATATTACTCACTTGATGGAAAACGAATATATTAAAGCAATACCAGTAAACTTTGTAAGAGGTCTTACCTTCCATCGCTGTGCTGTGATAATCGATGAAGCTCAAAATATGACGAAGGGAGAGATAACAACTATCCTAACACGATTTGGTAGACATTCTCGATACTTTGTATTGGGGGATGCTGCTCAAGCAGATATCAATGATTCGGGGTTCACTTTCGTGTATGATGCATTTGATACTGATTTCTCAGTAAAAAACGATATTCAATGTGTCAAATTTGACATAAGTGATATTGTGAGATCGCAGATATTGAAGCATATCACGCAAGTACTCAAGGTGTAGTGCGCATTTATTTTAGCAATAAATACCAATCACTTTGTCCCCCAAGAAGTGCCATCAAACCATGAATGACCTTTTGGATTTTCCAAGGTTGGTTGTGGTTTTTGTGGTGTTTCTACTTTGATTGGTTGCTCAACAGCTTTCGGTGCTTCTTCTACACCGTCTACAATTTTAAAATTCTCATCCTCTTTTACTACGATTTCTACGTTCATAGTGATATTTATGAATAATTTGTGGATGTCAATACCTTATGGTCGAGTAGTTGGTGGAGGCGTAGTAGTTGGTGGAGGCGTAGTAGATGGTGGAGGCGTAGTAGATGGTGGAGGCGTAGTAGATGGTGGAGGCGTAGTATTATTAACAGCACCCGTTCTTCTTTGTGCTGGTTCTGTTAGGAATTTAAACGAATTGCTTTTTTTATCATGGAGGATTATAGCAATAGGAAAATTATATCTTTGAACAACTTTACTTTCACCTGTATTTGGATCAACGTCTTTTTTTCCAACTTTGACTCTCCACTGCGAATCACCATTTGGAAAACTTTTGAGCATTTTAACTTCTGAATCATCAGGCATAAGACTGTAACCATCTAAAAATTCGATAACCCTATCTTCCATTTTTCTACCAGCTTGTGAAATATTTTGTTTTGCGTCTCTGTATTTTTGAACAATAGAACCAACTTGAGAACTAGTATTTGGAGCAACTACTTTAGCAATTTCTGCCCCGAATTGACCAACTTTTCGAAGCCCTCTACCAACTTTGGAATCCTTAAACTTGTCCCAAAGTCCCTCTTCCAATAATTCTCTTTGTGATAACTTATACATCGACTGATAATTTTTTGTCTGCTACATTGTTTAATGCTACATCGATCAGGGCATCCAATTCATTTTTGATAAAATCTTTTCCGATTAAAACCTTGTGGTCATTAGTAGATCGATTACTAATAGAAAAGGGGATACTTTTAAATTTTTTACCTCCTATAACACAATCAAAAAGACACACAGGTCTTTCAATAGTATTTCCTTCTCCGATATTAATTATAATTGTGTCTTCTGTAGGTTTTTCTAATCTCATGGAATTGATGGTTGTAAATCTTACTATCTTCTCGCCTGTTTTTTTATCCTCTCCAAATTCAATATCTTCTCCATGTAAAACATTGTAAGCACCGTTACCAGTATCCAATTTAGAGGAAATAGTTCCGATACCATCAACGAAAATATCTTCGATTAGACCGAATATATTTTTCTCCACAAAGAATTGTTTGAAATTTGTCATTCATTTATCAAAATTATTAATAATCATCGGATTGTTCAAATCCAGTGTTTGCAAAATCAGCTTTAGCATCAAGGCGATGCCAAACATCGGAAACATAAGTCGAAGAAATAGTAATCGCTGAAACCATCCAATCTTCAAATTCGCAATCGTTTCTCATTTTATACAAACGATCAGCATACTCAGCGAGTTTTTTCAACTCTGAAACAAGAACTTCATTAACTTCGTGCTTCTCAACAGGACTAATTGGGTCAAATTCCATGACCATTCCTTGTGCTTCAGGTTGATCAAAATCACCTTCGTCACCGAAGTCATCATCTCCAAAGTCATCATCACCACCGAATTCATCGTCGTCACCGAAACCATCATACTCCATGGCATCACCGAAGTCATCATCCATCTCGTCATCAAATCTTTCGTTCATAACTTTACCACGGAAAGATTCCCAAATCACTTTATTTTCTTCACCTTTGAATTTCATAATATTATTTAGCTAATTGAGTTTAAATTCTGTGCTTCTTCTTTTTCATTCTGGATTCCCATAATAATTGGTAGGATTTCTTCTTCATAAAATTCTTTACCAGTCTTTCCAGTCTGTTGTAACAATTCTTGAGCTTCATCATCATCCTGTAAAGCAACTTCAAGTTCCTTCAGATTTGATTTATCTGCTTCCGATACATTAGTTGTTGTTGCGTATAGCAATGCCATCACAACATGTTTAATGTAATTAATTTCTGCTATGGAAGTGAGAGGAACAGGATTAGCTTCTTCCGCTGGTGCTTCAGGTGCTGGTTGCCCTTCTTGAGGAGGTGCTTGCTCCATACCAGCATTGGGATCTTGTTCGTCTTGTTCAAGAAGACGAACATATTTTTCAATTAATTGTAATGTTTTTGATTTCATATTAATAAGTTCTTCCAGTTGCGGTTTGTTTTACTGATTGTAATCCTTTTTTAATTCTTACGGAACCTTTTCTATAAGCATCAACTGCTTGATTGGCAAGATTTTGTCTTTCTTTCACTGCTGATTTTGCTTTTTGTGCAGAAGTGCCAAACAATTTACCTGCAAGACCTTTCAAACCACCAGAAGCTTTACCTGCCAATCCTTCGACTTCTTTATCGACTTCATACGTACCTGTTGTAGCATTGATAGATTCATCCTCTTCAGCGTATTTTTTCTTTTTGAATCGTCTTTTCTTTTCATGTAAAAGCATTTTAGCTTTGAAAGCATCTTCTCTTTTTTGTTCATTAGCTGGATCATATTGTTCCAGAATTTCTAAAAATTTGCTTTTTTTAGCTTTGGAAGAATCAACCATTCTACGCTTAGTAGCTGGATCATGTTCTTCAATAAGTTTCAAAAATTTACTCATAGCATTATTTAATCAAAATAGTCATCTTATTAAGAACTTCTTGAAAATATTGCTCATTGAGAAAAGTCAGACCTTCTTTTTCCAGATATTTAGAAATTTTTCGAAATGAAGGTGTTTTTCTATTTTGAAAAACCGATTCAAATTCGGAAATTACTTCAGCGTGTCTACATTCAAGATAGCTTTCCAATTGCTCAAATGTGTAATTTTTTCCCACGATATTAATTTTGAAAATTCGGTGGATTTTAGCCAAAAGCTGATTACGGAACTTATCCTTTGTTAATGTGTTGGAGAAAAATACAAAATCACCGTTGAGATATTTTAGAAATTCTGTGAATGTCTTGATAAATTGATGGGTGTATAGCTTTTTGTTATTTCTTTTAGAGAAATCGAAAGTTGCTGTCAATCCAAGATTTTCCAACAAATAATAGAAATGTTCATTGGTTTCCTTAAACACTTCATCAATATCGATGATCTGTTTGTTTTGAAATGAAATCCTACTCACAATTCGAGAGTAACAGGATCACGTTCGATGTCAACATAATTTTTGGGAACGACTCCTAAGCGGACATTGATAATGCCGTTCATGAATCTCTTATCAAATAATACTTTACATTTAACCTGCCAATCCATTTCCGCGAATGACATATGGAATTTTGATTGACAGACTTCTATCACTTCTCTGGAAAAATGCTCAATACCGTATTTCTCAATGTCAGCAAGCAATTCTTTGGACGATCCCCAATACTTTTCAACATCGTTGTCCACATAAGAAATTCTATTGCGCGTCTTACCTTTCAATGGTTTGCGCTTTACTTTCTTGAGTAGCTTCTTCTGCCCAATGTAATATTGAGGTTTGTCGGTATTGACGACTTCTGGATGATCATTGCGAATGAGATAAACAAATCCTACGACACCTTCCGTATCGGTTGGGAAATTTTTCCATGTGCTTTGGGGTTGACTTTCTGATTTTTGCATTTATATTTAATTATAATTGATTCTGATTTATTATATTTATTGTACATTAATCTTAATCAATAGATAATGATAAGAAGATTGATTTTAATTAATTTTTTTTCTTTTGTTTCTTTCTTTAGTTATCTTTAATCATAGTTAATATCTAATCTATATATAATAATAAGATAATTAATTATAATAATAAATTGCCTATTGACAAATGAATATGGTGTGTATAATTAATGGGAGGGGGGTGGGAATAGATGTACAATATAATAAAGAAATTTAGTTAAATTTAATCGCCAGAAAATTGAAAAACATCCGTTTGACATCCCAAAAATCTGTGCTACTGTCCAAACATGAACGTGAATTACATCAAAAACATTGACGCAATGGCTGGATTGAAGGAATTGCCTGATAAATCAATTCATTGCAGCCTGACATCACCTCCCTATTACAACCTTCGTCAATACACAGATGATGAAAATGAATTTGGATTGGCTGAGACACCTGAAGAGTTTGTCAATGGATTGTGTGATTACTACGATGAAGTT